AATGTTATAAGATTTGGTACGAAGATAAAATAGACACAGTATTTTTACCAACATCAAATAGAGATGAACCAGTTTTAGTAGAGTCAGTTCCTAATCCTATTGGAAAGATTCCTGCTGTTATTTTATATAATCAAAGATCACATATGAGAGGTTTAGGAGTTTCTGATTTAACTGATATAGCTGATTTACAAAAATCTATTTACAATGAACTATCTGAGATTGAACAAATTATTAGAATATCAAATCACCCAAGCTTAGTTAAGACAAGAGATACTGAAGCAGTCGGTGGTGCTGGTTCTATTATTGAAATTCCTGATAACATTGATGCTAATTTAAAACCTTATATCTTACAACCAAGTGGAAGCAATTTAGATGGAGTATTAAAATCAATCGCACATAAAGTAGAATCAATTAATAGATTATCTCATGTAGGTTCTATAAGAGCAACTGGTGAAAGAATACAATCTGGTATCGCACTAAGAACTGAGTTCCAATTATTAAATGCTAGACTTGCACAAAAAGCAAAACTAATGGAACTTGCTGAAGAACAAATTTGGAGACTATTTGCACTATGGCAAGAATCAGTATTTGATGGAGAGATTATGTACCCTACTTCATTTGACATTAGAGACTGGGCAACTGATTTAGAATTATTACAACAAGCAAAAGCTTCTAACATTAAATCAACTACATTCACTAAAGAACTAGATAAACAAATAGCTAGAACTGTAATTGATAATGATGAAACTTTAGTAGTAATAGATCAAGAGATTGAAGATAATACTCAGGCACTTGGAGAGTTTAGACCACAACCAATAACATTACCTACAATTTAATGTGGCACAAGATTTATTACAGCAACTTCAAAGCATAAGAGAAAAATCAGTAGATTCTTTACAAGCACAACATCAAAGATTATTAAACGATACTTTAAGAACTTTAGAACAAAGAGTTATAGCAACAGTATCAGAACTTCCTATTCAAGATGGTGCTTTATTCAATACAAGACTTGCGATTGAGATAAGACCAAAACTACAACAAGCAATAGAAGAACTTTATTTAACAAGAGTTCAAACATTTATAAATGATTACGATCAAATAGCAGGAACTATTGTAGCAACTTATGGTAAACTTCCTGTTCCTGCTGAGTTTAAACAAATAACTGAAGCTGACTTAGTTACTATCCAACAACTAAAGAAAATTGCATTTACACAATTTCAAAACTTAGCTACCGAGTTCACTAACACATTAGCACAAGAAGTATTCCAATCTACATTAGTAGGTAAACCTTTTGCAGAAGTAGTTGAAACTATGAGAGCAAAAATAAATGGTATCTATCAACAAGCAGATACTAAGAAGCAACAAGAACTGGTGGACTTCGTACAGAAACAAAGAATCGCTGGTAAGACAAACACAGAAGAATTTAAAACAGCAGTAGATGAACTTAAACAAACTTATGGTTCAACAGTTACAGGAGATAACTTAGCAAGTTATTCAGGTCAAATAGTACAAGATGCTTTAATGGGATTTGATGGACAGTTTGCAAAGTTTAGAGCAGATGAATTAGGTTTAACTAGCTATGTTTATTATGGTTCAATCATTAGAGACAGTAGAGATTTCTGCGTAGAACACGCAAACAAAGTATTTACAGAAGAAGAAGCTAGAGAATTATGGCAGAATGATTGGCAAGGTAAATCTGGTAGCGACCCATTTATTGATAGAGGTGGATATAATTGTCGTCATCATTGGCAACCAGTAGATACTGATTGGGGTACTGTTAAAGAAGATGGTACTTTTGAATACACAATAGATTAGAACATTTTAGCAACAACTTTGTTGCATTTTTACAATTATCTTGATAATTGACAATTATAACAATATAGAAGGAGAACAAACAATGAACGACAAAGTAAAAGAGTCGGTTGAGAATACAGCATCTCAAGACAATGCTGGAGTAGAAGTTTCAACAAATCAAGAAATTGAAAATAAAGTTTTTACTGCCGATCAGTTAGAACAAATAGTTCAAAGAAGATTAGATAGATATAAAAAATCTGTATCTAATAAACTTGATGGAATAGACATTGAAGAAGCTAAGAAGTTACTTCAAGAGAAAAAAGAAAAGGAACTAGAAATCGCTAAACAACGTGGCGAGTTTGATAAAGTTCTGAAGGAAACAGTATCAAAAAAGGATTCAAAAATTCAATCGTTGGAGACTGAATTAAAAAGGATTCGTATAGACGAAACTTTAGTCAATGTAGCTAGTGGAATGAAAGCTGTTAAACCAGCAGAAGTTAAACAACTACTAAGATCAAATGTTAGACTTAACGAACAAGGTTCTGTTGAAGTTATCAACGAAGATGGAACTCCTAGATATTCAGACAAAGGTGAACCAATGTCAGTTAATGAATTGGTAGCCGAATATTTAAAAAACAACCCACATCATGTTTCCTCTACACCAAGTGGTGCAGGAAGCAGAAGTCAAGTTGGTGGTGCTACTCCAAAGCAAATAAATATTGGTGATCTTGATTTAAGTAATCCTAATGACAGAAAAGTATATGCTGACATGAGGAAACAACGAGAGCAAGGTATATTTAAAATGAAAATAACTAACAACAATAACAAACTATAAAAAACTATGGCAAACGAAACAACAAGTTCAACTTTAAGTGAACTATTTACGAATATAACTCAAGAAGCTATATTCACATTCCAAGAAACTTCAGTTATGAGACCACTTGTAACTACTTACCCAATAAGTGGTTCAGGTAAAACTATTGAAGTTCCTGTGTACCCAACGATAGCAGCAGCAGCAGTAAACGAAGCTTCTGATTTATCTAATACAGCAGTAAACCCAACTTCAGCAACTATCACAGCTTCAGAAATTGGCGTGATGACTACCCTTACGGATCTAGCCAGAGACTCAGCTAGTCGTAATGTTGGTGCTGACATTGGAAAATTATTCGGTGAAGCAATCGCTAAAAAAGTTGATACTGATTTAGCTGGTTTACTAGATGATTTCGCATCTGCATCAGATCAAGGTGGTGCTGGAACAGAACTAACAGCAGACTTGCTTTTCAAAGCACAAGCTATTTTAAGAAGTGCAAACGTACCTGCACCTTACTATGCTGTGTTTCACCCTAAAGCTACTTACAATCTAAAGAAAACTTTAACACAACCAGCTTACACAACATCTAGTTCTGGTTATGCTATTTCTGATATTGGAAATGAAGCTTTAAGAAATGGATATATCGGCAGATTAGCTGGTATTGATATTTTTGAAAACGCAAATATCGCTATTGATGCTTATGACGATTCATTCGGTGGAGTATTTCACCCACAATCAATCGGATTGGCATTAAAAGAAGATTTCAAAGTTGAAACTCAAAGAGATGCTTCTCTAAGAGCAACTGAGATCGTAGCTTCTATCACTGTTGGTTCAGGTATTTTAAAAGATACTTATGGAGTAACAGTTAAAGTTGATACTGCTCTTTAATTAATAAATCGGTGGGGTGTAAAAGCCCCACCAACTAAATATAACTATGGCAAATTTTTCAAGCGACTCAGATTTAACATTTTACCAACCAGATATTTTAACATTTGGAATATCAGCATTTACAAATTACCACGCATTAGCAAGAGAAGATATTGAAAGAGATTTAAGAATAAGATGGTTTCCAGTTTACTCAAAAGAAACTTATAGAGATATAGCAATACTAAACACAACTGAAATGGACGGAACACTATTAACTGATTCACAGTTTAAAAGACTAAGTGTATTTAGAGTAATAGGTTTTTATGCTTGTCCACAATTAACTAAATTTAACTCAAACGATAACCTAGATAGATTCCAAGTTATGATGAAACATTATAAACAAATGTATGCTGATGAATTTGAATCTATACTAAGAGATGGTGTTGAATATGATGCTGATGACAGCAACACAGTTCAAGATGCTGAAAAAGCACCTTATCATAGACTTAAACTAATTAGATGAAACTAACTATAAGTGATAACTCTTTACAAGTTGCTAAGAACTTTGAAAAACAAGTAAGAGAACAACCACAAATAGTCAAGACTGCATTAGGTAGAACTGCTGAGTTCTTAATGGGTTTAATTAAACAAAGAACTGCAAGAGGAGTTAGTTCTGACAATATTTCATTCCCACCATACACAGAAGCTTATAAAACATTTAGAGAAAATGCTGGACGACAAACAACATTTCCTGATCTTAATTTTTCTGGTCAGATGTTATCTAATATGACTCAAAGATCAGAACCAAGTTTTGCAATCATATACTTTGCTAATAAATTCCAAGCTACAAAAGCATTAGGAAATCAAAAGAAACGTAAATTCTTTGCTATTGGTGCAAGAGAGATTCAACCAATAATGAATGTATTTATGCAAACATATAACAAACTATCTAAAATATAATGAGCAAACGAGAAGATATAGCATCTAATATAGTAACAGCAATTTCAACTGGCACATCTCCAATTACTTTAAAGAAGGTTACAAGAGAACCTTTTAATGTTGATGAATTATCTGAACAACAATATCCAGCTTGTTTTGTACAATCTGGTAATGAAATAAGATCAGATGAAACAATGACTTCAAGCACTATTACAAGACAAGCAACTGCTGATTTTGTAATTGTTGGATATGTAAAAGGAACAACATCAAACATAGACACAAAACGTAATGAGTTAATTACTACGATTGAAACTAGACTAAATTCTGATAGAACAAGAGGTGGGTACGCAAAACAAACTCAAGTGGTAGAAGTTTCTACTGATGAAGGAGTTTTGTTCCCAATAGGTGGTATCAGAATGGTGGTGCGAGTAATGTATCAATACACTTCTGGCACACCTTAATATTAACTAAACAAGGAAAACAACATGGCAACTCATACTGGTTCAGAAGGAACTATTAAAGTAGCAACAACAGTAGTAGGTGAACTTAGAAGCTACACTTTAGATCAAACTGCTGACACGATTGAAGATACTTCAATGGGTGATTCTAACAGAACATATAAAACTGCTTTAAAAGCTTGGTCAGGTTCAGCTTCATTATTTTTTGATGAACTTGATGCTGGTCAATTACTTTTAGTGCTAGGAACATCAGTAGCTTTGAAAGTGTACCCAGAAGGTGCAAGTTCAGGCGACAAGTATTACTATGGTGATGCAATCATAACTGGTAGCAACATATCAGCATCTTTTGATGGAATGGTAGAAGCTGAAGTAACATTTACAGGTACTGGTGCATTAACATTAGGAACTGCATAATTAATTATTAATTAGAAAAGGAAGAATATGAACGTAATAGATAGAGTGAAGGCACAGTTTGAATCTTTAGGCATTAAAAAGATTGAGGTAGCTGAGTGGGGCGAGGAAGGCAAACCTTTAACAATTTATTGCTCTCCATTCACATTAGCTGAAAAAAGAAACCTTTTTAAAGGTGCTAAGAATGATGATCTAGGAGTATTAGTAGATGCAATCGTTTTAAAAGCTAAAGACGGAGAAGGAAATAAAATATTTAAGCTAGATGATAAACAAGTATTATTGAATAATGCTGACGCAAATGTTATAGCTAAAGTAGCAACAGAAATGTTGAATGGTGTTTCTTACGAGGAAGCTGAAAAAAAGTAAGATCTGATACGGAGTTATATTCTATACTTGCTCTTGGTCAGGAACTAAACAAAAGTATGGACGAAATTTGTCTTATGACGCAAGATGAATTTTATTATTGGATAGCTTACTTTAAGGTGAAGGCAGAAAAAGAAAAACTTTATAATGGCAGATCAGCAGTTAAAAATAAGAATTGATGCGATAGATAATGCTACAAAAGCACTTGCTGATGTTAAAAATCAATTAAAAGGTTTAGACAAACAAACTAAAGAAGTATCTGACAGTTTCTTTACATTTTCTAATGTTCTAAAAACTTTCATAACAGTAGAAGTACTTAGAGGTACTTTTAATATACTAGGTGCTTTCCAAGATATGAAAGTTGCATTGAATCAGGTTACTGGTTCAGTTCAACAAGGTGGTAGAGCATTTGATTTCTTAAATAAATTTTCAGAAACATCTAGGTTTAATATTAAAGATTTATCTAATGCTTTTATTTTACTTTATAGATCAGGAATTAACCCATCAGAAGAATTACTAAAAACATTTACAGACACAGCATCAGCTACAAGACAACCATTAGAAACATTAAATGCCTTAATTTTATTATTTACTAAAGGTACTGAAGGTGGAATGGGATTACTTCAATTTAAGAGATTGGAAAACGAAGGAATACCAGTATTTAAACTATTAAGAGAACAGTTTGGTTTAAGCAAAGATCAAGTAGAAGATTATTTAAAAAGCATTAATGGAACTAAATATGTATTAGATTTATTAAGGCAATCTTTAGGAAAAACATTTGGTGGAACTGAAGCTTCTAATGCAAAGAATTTATCTACAACTTTTGATGATGTAAAAAACGCAGGAGAAAAATTAATAGCTTCATTAGGAGATTCTGGTTTAAACAAAGTTTTAGCACAAACATTTATTTTACTTAAAGATATAGTTGATCTTGTAAAAAATTCAGATTTAGTTAAATTTCTTGGTCTTATAGGAACTGGTCTTGGCAAAGTATCAGATGCTATTGGAAAAGGTGTAGATGCTTATAAAAAAGCAAGAAAAGGTTATCAAGAAGCAATAGGAATGGGTGGTAAACCAGTTATTCCACCAGACGAACCAATTACACCACAACCAAATACATTAGTAGAAGATGTTTATTCTCAATTAGAAAAAGCTTCAAACTCTTTTAAATTACAATGGGAAGATATAAACAGTATAATAGCAAAAGGAACAGTTGAAGGAATTAAAAATGTTTCAGGGGCTATTGCAGAATCTATTGTATTAGGAAAAAATCTTACAGATACTTTTAGAGAATTAACACAAAAATTGTTAATTAAAATACTTTCACAATTAATAGAAGAACAATTAATTAAACTAGCTTTAATAGCTTTAGACCAATTAAAATTATTTATATCTAAACAACAAACAGCAGAAATTGTTAAACAAAATGCTTTACTAGCACAAAGACAGTCTATGAGTACTGAAGATAGTGGTAATGGATTCTTGGGTTCTTTATTAAAAATAGGAATGAGTGCCTTTAGTGGTGGTGCTAATGCTGGAGATGCTATTTACACAGATTACGCAGAAGGTGGTGCTGTTAGAGGTGGTATGCCAATCACAGTTGGAGAACGTGGTAGAGAATTATTTGTTCCTTCTTCAAACGGAACTATTGTGCCTAACCATGATCTAGGTGGTGGAATGAATATAACATTTAATATTCAAGCAAATGATGTTAGAGGTATAAAAGAATTATTAATTGATAATAGAGCAACTATAATTAACTTAGTTAATCAGGGTGCTAATCAAAAAGGAAAATCTAATATTGTATGAGTGGAACATTCCCTTCAAGTCCAGCACCAAGTGGTATAGCAATATCTAGTAATCAAAACACTATTGTTACAACAACAGCTTCTGGTAGACGACAAGCAAGACAAATTGATGGACAAAGATTTAGATTAAGAGTTAGATTTCCTATTATGACAAGAAGTGAGTTCTCACCTATTAATGCTTTTATAATGAAACAAAGATCACAAATAGAATCTTTTACTTATTCTCCACCTACAATATCTTCTCCACTAGGAGTTGCTTCAGGTGTTATTTCAGTTAATGGGTCTATAAGTGCAGGTGCTACATCTTGTTCAATAGATGGTATGGCTAATAGCACAACAGGAGTATTTAAAGCTGGAGACTATTTTAGATTTACTGGTCAAACTAAAGTTTATATGGTTATGGCAGATGTATCATCTAATGGTTCTGGTGCAGGAACATTAACATTTGAACCACCATTAAGAACTGCTGTATCTGATAATGCAGTATTAGTTTATTCTAATGTAGATTTTACAGTTGGGCTTACAGGAGATATTCAAGAATTTAATATTAGCACAGAAAACTATTTCCAATACGAAGTTGATTTAATAGAGGTATTGTAATGCCAAGATCATTAACTGCTGGAGTTATATCAGAATTATCTACAAACAAATTAAATCCAGTTGAACTTATTTATTTAGGTATTGGTGCAGGAACTTATTACACAGATCATTATAAGAATTTAAGTTATGATGGAAATACTTATACAGCTTCATCATTATTTTTAGGAAGTTCAGAAGTTCAAGAAACTGCTGATGTATCAGTTAATAATCTTACATTAAAATTCTCAGGTGCTGATACTACAATCATTAGTCTATTATTAAATAATGACTACATGAATAAACAAGCAAAAGTTTATAGAGGTTTTTTAGATGATTCTCAGGCATTAATATCAGACCCATTTTTATTATTTGACGGAAGAATAGCTAACTTTGCACTAGAGGAAAATTCTACAACATCATCAATTAATATTATTATAGCTTCACATTGGGCAGACTTTGAAAAGATACAAGGAAGAAGAACTGCTATGAACTCTCAAAAGATTTATTTTCCAACAGATCAAGGCATGGAGTTTGCAAGTCAAACTGCACAGAAGATTAAATGGGGAGTAGCTTAATGACTGACTTATATAGAATAGTTCATCTATACAGACAGTTTCCTAAATATGATAAATTTACCTACGAGCAATTAATAACAATGATAGCACCATCTTTAAATTTAGATCAATACCAAATACATAGAGTTGGCAAAGATGATGTCGGCTATACTAGCTGGGCATTTTTAAATGACATAGTTGAACACAGATATAAACTTACTGGCAAGTTAAAAGCTAATGAATGGAATTGTGGTAATAATATTTGGGTTATAGGAGTTATTGCTAAAAGTCATACATTTGAAATAATGAAATGGGTTAAAGAATATTTCAAACCTAAATTAGAAGTTAATCAGTCTGTTAAATGGATTAGAGCAGATGATGATTTAAACATTTATAGAAGATCACAAAAATTTAAACGACAATTTCATATACAAGCATGAAAAAAATATTTGCAAGTACAATATTAGTATCAGCTTTAGTATTTGATTTAGTTAATACTTTATTTAACAATCCAATAAGCCAAGAAGTTATATCTTTATACAAAGCAGAACCAGCTACTATTACTGCAATTATAACTACTATTATAGTTACTGCTATCAGTTATATTTTAGCACCAACACCTAAGAAGCCAAGATTTGGTTCAACAGATGAGAATAAAGGAATATTAGTTAATAAAGATTCAAACAATAATCCAATACCTGTTGTTTATGGTAAAAGACAAGTTGGACTTACAAGAGTTTACGTTGAGAGTTCTGGTACTGACAATCAATATCTTTATATCGCAGGAGTTCTGTGTGAAGGTGGTGGGGCAGGAATTGAAAGCATAGATGAGATTTACGTTGATGATAAATTAGTAACTTGGAGTGGTGCATTAACTGATGGAACATTAAGAACAGTAAATAGTTCAGATACTAATTTTTATAAAGACAGCACAAGTTTAATATCAGTTCAAGGATTCTATGGACTAGATAATCAATCTGCATCTTCATTATTACAAGAACAAACTAACTGGACATCTAATCATAAGTTATCTGGTCTTGCTTATTTAGCTTTAAGGTTTAAATGGAATCAAGATGCTTTTAGTGGAATACCTGAAGTTAGAGTTACATTAAAAGGCAAAAAGATTTACGACCCAAGATTAGATTCAACTAAAGGTGGTTCAGGTTCACATAGACAAGATACAGCTTCTACTTGGGCTTATTCTAAAAACTCATCTTTAGTTCTTTTAGACTATTTAAGAAATGCTAGATACGGAAAAGGTTTACCTAATTCTGCATTTGAAACTAATTACGATTCATTTAAAACTTCTGCAAATACTTGCGAAACACAAGTAACACCTTATTCTGGTGGAACTGACATTAACTTATTTGAAACACACGCAGTATTGGATAGTGAGAAAAAAGTAATTGATAATGTAAGAGAATTGCTTGTGCCAATGAGAGCAATCTTTAATTACACACAAGGAACATACAAAGTTATTATTGAAGGTACTGGAAGTTCACAATTATTATTAACTAAAGATAATGTTGTAAGCGAAGTTAAATTACAAGGAGAAAACAAATCTGAAAAATATAATAGAGTTATAGGTACATTTACGAATCCAGATAAAGATTATCAAGCAGACACAGTTTCATATCCACCTTATGATGATTCTGCATTAGCAGTAGAAGATCAACACGCAACAATGTTATCTGCTGACAATAATACTTTACTTGAAAGAAGTTTTGATATGACTCATGTTACATCTCCTTATCAAGCTGAAGAAATTTGCGAGAACATCTTAAAGAGATCAAGAAATTGTTTAAAGGCAGAAGTAACAGTAACTTCAGAAGCATTAAATTTAGCAATAGGCGATATAGTTACAGCAACATACGATACAGCAGGATTTAGTGCTAAACCATTTAGAGTAATGTCTTTATCTATTAATTCAGATTCAACAGTAACTTTAGGATTAGAAGAACATCAAGATAATTTCTATACTTGGGAAGAAAAAGGCGAAGCACCTACAATAGCTGATACAATACTTCCTAATCCTTTTTCTGTTACAGCACCAGTATCAGTAACATTATCAGATCAACTGGTGGAATACTCAGATGGAGTTGTTATAACTGCTTTAAATGTTACAATCGGTGCTTCACTAGATAGCTTTGTAGATTACTACCAAGTAGAATACAAACTTAGCACAGAAGCAACTTACCAAGTATCTGGTCAAGTAAAAGGATTAAATCATAGAATATTAAACGTAGTAGATGGATTAATTTATAACGTAAGAGTAAAAGCATTTAACACATTAGGAGTACAATCAACTTATACTTCTGCAACTAGAACTATTATTGGTGGAATAGCACCACCAGAAGATGTACAGGATTTTTCTTGTAACATTATTGGAAGTGATGCTCATTTAGCTTGGCAACAAATTACAGACTTAGATTTAGCTTATTATCAAATAAGATATTCTACATTAACAAGTGGTGCTACTTGGGGTAACTCAGTTTCTTTAGTTGAAAAAGTTGCTAGACCTGCCACTAGTATAACTGTCCCTGCAAGAGTTGGTAGTTATCTTATTAAGGCATTTGATAAGAATGGAAACGCATCTATAAATGAAACTATTATAGCTACGAACATATCTAACATTGGAAACTTTAATGCTATCGCTACACAAACTGAATCTCCTACATTTTCAGGAACTAAATTTCAAACAATAGTATCTGATGGAACTTTAAGATTAGATTCATCAGAATTATTTGATAGTGCTACTGGTGATTTTGATTCTGCAACTTCATTCTTTGATTCTGGTGTTACTTCTTTTGATTTATATTCTTCTGGTACTTATACATTTGCTTCTCCAATAGATATAGGTGCAGTTTATACTTCAAGAGTAACTGCTTCTATTACACAAACTTCAGATAATGCAGACGACTTGTTTGATGCAAGAACTGGAAACTTTGATGATGCTAGTTCTAGCTTTGATGGCGATACTCCTGCTAATTGTAATGCACATATTGAGATTGCATTATCAAATGACAATATAACTTACAGTTCATTTAGAAACTTTGTAGTCGGTGATTACACAGCACGATATTATAAATTTAGAGTAACTTTAAGATCATTTGACTTAGCATCTACTCCAGTTATTAGTACTTTATCAGTAAGTATTGATATGCCAGATAGAATATTTAGTGGAAATGATATTAGTTCTGGTGCTGGTACTTACACAGTAACATTTACAAATCCATTTTATTCTGTTAACTATGCTGTTGGTATTACTGCACAAGGATTAGCTACTGGCGATTTCTTTTTATTGAGCAACAAAACTATAAATGGTTTTGATTTGGCTTTTAAAAATAGTGGTGGTACTGGAATAAGTAAAACTTTTGATTATATTGCAAAAGGTTATTAACTAAGATATTAGGTAGATTATGGCACAACACGATTATAATATAGCGAATCAGGGTTTCCCTGCATTTAGAACAGATTTAAACAACGCACTATCGGCAATTCAAACAACAAATTCAGGAACATCAAGACCAACAGGTGCAGTAGCTGGTCAGCTTTGGTTAGATACAACAACTGCAACTTCTCCTACATTAAAATATTATGATGGTGCTGATGATATATCTTTAGCAACTATTGACCATTCTGCGAACACAGTAAATTGGTTAGATTCAACAGTTTCTGTAACTGGTCTTACTACTACTGCAACAGGAACAGTTTTAACACTTTCAGATTCAGCAACTACATCAACAGTTAATTTAATTATAGACAATGATAAAGAGATTCGTTTTAGAGAAGCAACAGCTAATGGAACTAATTACATAAGTTTATCTGCACCAGCTAGTTTAAGTGCTGATGTAACTTATACTTTACCAGTTGCACCAACAGCTAATAATCAAGCATTAATTTCTTCTACTGCTGGTGCTATGTCTTTTACTCCTTATTCTTTACCTGCTTCAGACGGAACTGCTAACCAAATTTTAAAAACTGATGGTTCAGGAGTATTATCTTTTGCCACTCCATCAGGTGGTGGTTTTTCTGGTGCTACAACAACTTCTTCTGCTGTTGATATAACTTTAACAAATACATCTACTCAGGTTCAAAATATAACTATGACTGCTGATGATAAAGCAGTTATTCTTCCAGATGCAACAACATTAACAACAAAAGGAACACCAATACTTTATATTAGAAATAATGGTCTTAAAGCTTTTGACATAAAATTAAATTCAGGATTTATTTTAGCTACATTAACTGTATCTCAATCTATTGAGTTGATATTAATTGACAATGCAACAACTGATGGAAGTTGGAGAAATAATTTTTTAGGAATAGATGGTTATAGCACTATTGGTGCTAAACATTCAGTTGGAAATTTTTTATATACTCCATCTACTTTAATCAAATCTGGAACAACAGGTTCAACTGCTTTGACATACACATTTTCTCATAACTGTTCAGGAAACAATGGAATTAGTGCTAGTAAGATATCAACTAGTTCTGCTATTGTTTGTTATCATAATGGAACATCTAATAGAGATATTTATGCTGTAGTAGTTTCTTATTCTGGAACAACAATAACAGTAAATTCAGAAGTATTATTATACAATGGTTCTTCAACTGCTTCTACTGGAAGTCAAATTCTTATGCTTACAGCAACTGAAGGATTATTATTTGTAACAAGAGCAAGTAACAATGTTGCAGTACCTTTTACAATCTCAGGAACAACTATAACAGCAGGTACAGCTAGTTCTACTTTTGGAACTGGAACTGGTAGCGCTAACGATAAACAACTTGGAAATGCTATTGCTATGGATTCAACAATAGCTTTAATTCCTGATAGAAACTCTACAACTACTGCAACTTGGACTTTAAGAACAATAACACATAATGGTGCATCAGCACCAACTATTGGAACAGCATCATCAGCTATAACTACACAATATGTATATGCACCACCAAGTTTAGCAAAAATAGATTCTACAAATGCCTTTGCTTCTTATGGAGTCGTAACAACAGGTTATGCAGTAGCAAGAGTTATAACAATAAGTGGTTCATCTGCACCTACATTACAAACAGCTAATACAAGCAACTCAACAAATATTGAATTTTCAAATAAAGCAGTTAGAATATCAGCCACAGAATTTATAGTTGTTCATAGATATGGAAGTATAAATTATACTGTTTCAGGAACATCTGTAACTCATGTTGGAGCAAGTCTTTGGAAATTTAGTAAAAAAGCAGTTATAGGTAATGATTTTATGACTGCTGTTTTTCCATTTAACAATGGAAGTTATGCTATTTTAGAAGGACAATATAATATATTATTATCATGGAATAATGCATTAGATAATGTTCAAAGTGAAAATAGACCAACTATATTAATAGCAAAAAAAGATGGAAATTTTATGGAAATTTCTGGAGTAGCTTCTGCATCTAAAGTGTTTAGCCATCATAGTGCCTTACTAACTGCTTCATCATATAGTTTTGTAGAGTTAGATACAAATATTTTACTTGGAGTTACTAATGATAATTTTAGTCAGTGGGGTGGGTCTTATTATACTTCTACTTCAGCTATTCATGCATCAATTTTAAAATACGTAGGAGCATAAATGAAAAAAATATTAGTAGATAATAATGGTGGAATATTCGGAGTGTTCAATGAAGTTGAGCAAGTAGCAAATGGTTACATTTGTGATGGTGCTTCTTACCAAACAGTAGTTACTGGAGAAGTTACAGTTGAGGAAGTTGCTGATGATTACACAATACCACAACCTGATGTTATTGAAATTATACCACCTGCTAAACCTACTTTAGAAGATTTACAAAAACAAATAGAAGAATTACAAAAAAAGGTTAATGTATAATGATAACATTTATACTCGGAACTATCTTAGGAGTATTCTTAGGTTGGAAATACGAGTTAGCTATAAACGACTTCATAGAATCAATTAAAATACATTTAAACATCAAGTAGTCTTGAACTTCGTGGATTGCAACATTATATGTTGGCAATAACAAACGGAGATAACAATGCTAAACTATTCAGACTTTAAGAACTATTGGACTAAGTTCTATGCAGATGCTTTTGAAGATGCTAAAACATTTTGGAAGAACTACGCAGACACAGTAGAAAAACTTTATAAGAAATAACTTTATTAAAACACAATAGTTTGATATTAGTGCATAAAATTTAATGTGTATTTTCAAACTTTGGATTGGTGAGTGTGCCTTGCTAAAGTCTTGCAAATGCTTAAACGACAATGGCAAGAACTCACAACGAAGAATTAATAAGTCTAAAGGGTCATATCACAGGAATTCGTAGAGAAATTAAAATACTTGGTACTTCAGTTTATAAGCTAGAAAAAAGATTAGAAAAACTATTCTGGTCTATCTTTATAGCTTTAGGAACTTTAAGCATGGCTTTATTGACTTTGTTCTTGGCTAAGTAACTATTGCTTAAATCGGCAAATACAACTAACAGGAAAGGTATATGAAAAATAAGAGAATATTAGTCATATCAGATTTACACTTTCCATTTGCTCATAAAGACTGGCATGGATTCTTAACTAAACTAAAATCTAAATACAAACCTGATACAGTTGTAAATATTGGTGATGAAATGGATTTTCATTCTATCAATGTATCTCACACAATAGACCCTGATCTTCCATCTCCTAAAGATGAATTAGAACTTGGTAAAAAAGAAATACATAGACTTCATAAACTATTCCCACAAATGACTTTATTAGAATCAAATCATGGTTCTATGGTTTTAAGACGTGCTATGGCAAAAGGAATGACTAAATCTTTTATCAAGTCTTACAATCAAATCTTAGAAGTAGGTAAAGGTTGGGAATGGAAAGAAAAACATTTTATAGACACTGATAAAGGCAGAATACTTTTTGGTCATCAATTCTCTCCTGATATTTCTAAAGCTGTTGCTCAATTTGCAGTCTCAGTTTGTCAGGGGCATTACCATACGATCAGTGAGGTTCGCTTTCACGGAAATGATTTCCATCTAAACTTTGGTATGACTGTAGGTTGTTTAATTGATAAAGAAGCACTTAGTATGAAATATATGCGACTTAATTTAAAAAAACCTATTTTATCTTGTGGACTAATTACAAATGGTATGCCACATTTAACACCAATGTATTTAAAACGTAACGGAGATTGGGATAACAATATCTATATATGAGAGAAGTAAGTTTGAAGGAACTGCTTTTTAGCGAAAGTGCCACAAGACTTGGAATAGATAACACTCCAACAGATCAAATATTAATTAATCTACAAACATTAATCTACGAAGTTATAACTCCAATTATAAATCAATTTGGCGACATCAAAATAACTTCTGGCTATCGTTCTCCTGAATTATGCAAAGCCATAGGTTCTTCTGCTACATCACAACACGCATTTGGTATGGCAGTTGATTGCGAAGTCTTAGGAGTGCCTAATAAAGAACTTGCTGATTGGGTTGTTAATCATTTAGAATACGATCAAGTAATTTTAGAATTTTGGAAACCAGAAGAAGCAAACTCAGGTTGGGTTCATATTTCTTATAACAAAAGCAACAATCGTAAAATGTATTTAAGAGCATATAAAGGAAACGGAAGAACTATCTATGAAGTCATCTAAAAAACAAGTTGGTGGAAACCACTACCTTAAATACAAGATTCAACCTGTTGAGTTTATCATCAAAAATAATATTGGATTTGTAGAAGGAAACATTATAAAGTACGTGCTACGTTTTAAAGAGAAGGGTGGTGTAAGCGACTTAGAAAAAGCTAAGCACTACATAGAACTACTTATAGATACAACCAAAAGTAGATAATATCATTTAAACCTATTTTAAGGCATAGTGGCTTTAAAATTACGATACACGACAACTAAACCTATAATATCAAAAAAAAGGGGTAATTTGTCGGTTTAAATAGGCAAATTTAAGGAGTTTAAGATAAGATATGTCAAATTATATAGTAACTAAGATAGATCCAGATTATGTATCAGAAACTCACACAATAGGTTCTGAATCAGCACAGTCAGGAGTTATTACTACTGGTTCAGGATTAATAAGGATTTCAACTACTGCTCATTGTCATATTAGGTTTGGTGCTAATCCAACTGCAACAGAAGAAGATTTAATGATACCAGAAAATCATGTAGAAATATTTGCTTTTGTGTCTGGTCAAAAGGTAGCTTTTATTCATCATGGTGGTGGTTCAGGTGAAATTAACATATCAGCAGTAGATTAATATGCTTCCAGCTTTAAGTGCTTTCGCACCACTACTTACAACAATATTTAAAACAGTTGATAAAGCTATTCCTGATAAAGATTTAGCTGAGAAATTAAAAGCTGAAATGAATATGCAGTTGATGCAATCAGGCACAGAAGAAATGAAAGCATCAGCAAAAATTATAGAAGCTGAAGCAAAAAGTAATTGGTACGTTTCTGGTTGGAGACCAACTCTTATGTACTTACTTATTTTAATTGTGGCTTGGAATTATATTCTTAGTCCAATTTTATTTCTTGTAATCAAAGTTAAAACACAAGTAGAACTTCCTTCTGATGTTTGGACATTACTTACAGTAGGTTTGGGTGGCTATACCATTGGAAGATCAGGAGAGTCTATTGCAAGAAGTTTAGCTACAAGACCAGTAAACAAAAACCAAGAAAATGGATAGTCTAAAGTTAAGCGATCAAACGCAAGTATCTTTACCAATTAAAAACATAGTAGCTATTGTATCTGCTATCGTTGTAGCTGTTTGGACTTACTTTGGAATCGTTGAAAGACTTAATAGACTTGAAACTAATGAGAAGTTAATGTCGCAAGACTTACTTAAAAAAGCTGAACAAACTCCTAAAAACCAAGAGATGTATATGTTGATTGAGTACCAAGCTAAATCAATAGACAAGCACTCAAAACAACTTGAAGAAAACGTACACACTAAAGTAATCATTAGTCAATTAGAAAAGAAAATAGATAAGCTAGAAAAAGAATTAGATTCATTAAGAGGTAAATAATGTTTGAAGTAGTATTTGCTTTATTGATGTATATGAATGACAAGCTAGAAGGTTATTCTCCAAAATTAAATATAGCTGATTGCTTAGAACAAAAACGCAAAGTTGAACGTGATGGAACTAATGATGTTACTAAATGGTCGTGTAAAGAAGTTGAAGCCATTATAGAAACTGATAAGCATGGAGTTAAGAGAATCAAAGAGATTAAATCAAAATGAACTTTTATCTAGTTACCTATGCAATTAATTTTGTAAAGGTGAATGATGAAAACATTAAAGAAGATGTTGCTCACGTCAGATTTTTTGATAGCCAAAACTTTGCAAACTCAAACTCATTTCTAGCTTCATTAAAACAAGTTAAAAAACTTAGGATTACTTCTGTTGAGTGGGATTTAGAGGAGTGTAACTGGTATGATTACTATGAAGATATATCTAATACTATTCACTAAATCGGCAGTAGATAATATTCAATACCATCATTCCAAGTTTGAATCTTTGATTGTGGTAACAACTTTAATATTTGATCTACTGATTTAAACTTTAAACCATCTTTAAAAGCAAAGCATATTGTATATTGAGTGTATCTACTATCACAGAACATTTGTGCGAATGTAATATACTTCTTTAAATCTTTTAGTTTAAGTTTGTTGGAAGCTTTGACTTCCACGAAGAACTGGCTTTTACGTTGTTCGGTTTCTTTGGAGTAAACAAAGTAATCAGGTAAAGCACTAAGAATCCCAAGTTTATGAAAATAAGGGATAGGGGAATTACCAAAATCAGCATCATCATTAAAAAGAAGCTTTTTATAATGAAAAGATTTAGTTTTACAATACTCCTCAAATCTTTGTTCGGCATAGTCAATGTAGTTTTCAACTCGTTCTTTATATCCCAATTCATTTAATGTTCCTTTTGGTTGGATTATTTTCATCTACTCAAATCTCTTTGAGTTACAAGCCATGATCTATAAAGATCAACCCAGCTTTGTAAGTTAGCATACTTACCTTTTAGAATTGAATAGTTTTTTTCTGCAACTAATAAACCTTCTATTATTGTTGCGTAATCTTTATCAGCATAAGCCCACTTCTCAGCTTCAGCTACCGAACAATTCTTTTCTAATTTCTTAGTTAAAGTTATTTGACTGAATGTTATTTTCTTAAATTCTTCGCAACGTCTAAAAGTATATAATGCTTCTGACATTTGTTCTGAGATAGAATCTAGTTCTTGTTTTATTTGGTCAGGGTTTTTTAGAGCGAGATCGTGCATACCTTCCTTTACAGTTTATAGTTGTGTTACTAACCTAAGCTAGTAATTCTTCAAATTTCAAAACTACTTTTGTTTCTAAAGCATCTTTAAGTCTTTTTGCCTTTTCCATTTTATGCTTTAGTTCAAAGTATTTCATAGAGACTCTATAATGTCTGTCTCTTAGGTTCTGAACTTGAGTTTTCATTTTCTCCATCAGCTATTTTAATATTATTTCTGATGAACTTAGTATTGATTATG